TAAACGCTCCGTCCGGGGGTCGTAATCCCGCATGTCGAGCAGCCCGACCTCGCTTGCACGCAGGCCGGCGTGGTAGGCGACGCGAAAGATAGCCTTGTCGCGCGGGCTCGAGATCACGCGGAATAGTGCCGTGATCTCGGCCTCCTGTAGGTACTGGGGAGCCTGTTTCTTGTGGCGGGGTGTAGGGGACGAAATACGTCTTTCGACTACTCCAGTGCTGGATTCGGACTGTAAAGTATTGATTCTAGGTTTGGGCATGATCTAAGGTTTGGGTGTGTACTGTCCACTTCGCGGGCTCGAATGGCCGGCGGGCATGGTCACCAGCTTATCGCCCGCAGGTGACTGATCGTTACAGTTTGCGCGCGGCGATCAAACCCAGGGGGGCTTTCGATGGTGCCACTGAAGAATTTTCTGGAGGAGGAGCCGGACCTATACGAACTGGTGAGCTGGGATCTGCCGGGATTCAGGCCAGGCCGCGGCGCCGGGCCTCAGCGGCCGAGATCGGCCGGCCGGCGTCGACTTCCCGGTATCCCATTTCGCGCAGCTCGTCCTTGAGCATTTCGAGATTGGCGTGAAACGCATGGCCGCACTCGAAGCCCAATACCCAGGCCATAGCATCGTGGACGGCCGAGGCGGCGATCGAGGCATCACGGTTCAGGAAGGGCTTGCACTCCGGGCTGGTGACAAAGTGCAGGATATCGTGGGCGCGCTGGATGGCGGTGCGGTCTCTCATTGGCGGGAGGTTCATTTGGATCTCTTCTTGCCCGGTTTGGGTGCTTCGGCCGAGGCCAATTGTACAGCCACCTGGATGCAGAAGGCGGCCGACTTCATGTGGAGTTTCGCAATCCTGAGGAATGTGTGAGGGGTAGGTTTTTGAGGTCTCTGAGTGCCCATTGTCCGATTTAATCGCGATAAATGCCCAGGATGGCTCCCATGGCAACTCCGCTGAGGAAGGCGACTACCGGGGGGAAAGCTTCAACGGGCAGATGTCGGGCGGCCATGCTTGCCGCGGTGGCCACAGCGAAGCAGATGTTGAGCCGGACCCAGCTGATTCGGCGGCGTGGCTGAGGGTTAGGTTGCTCCTGTTCGAGCATACGGCGCAGGGCATCGTTGATTTCCTGGCGGGATGGTTGGGGAGGGGGCTTCATTGCGGCTTCTGCCTTAGCTCCCTGACCTTGTCCAGAATCAGGGCTGCGAATCGCTCGGCATCATCGGCGGGTAGACCGAACCATGCGATCGGTTCCCCGAACTCAATCCGGACGACCCCGTGCGCACAATCCGCGGCTACGCCGAGATTCAGGGCGCCTTCGTCATCCGGGCAGATCTTGCCCTCGGGATAGTCGCCGGTGGCACCTAGTCCAGGCACGCGGCCGCGTGGCGCTTTGATTCGCTTGTGGCTCATAAACGCTTGGTCTCCCGCGCCCAGGCGTCGCGCCAAGTTTTGACGGTGCAGGGAGCAGACTTCTGAAGCCAGGTAAAGAAATCGGCATCGTCGCCGGCGGTTCGGATCCCCGCTTCGAGCGCCTGGATCACTTCGATGATCAGTTCATCGCTTGCGCCATTTCTCACTGCCAGGATTGATCGCAGCACATGGATAGCTGCGCCGGCGGCGGTGACCAGGTCAGGTTCACTCATGAACCGCTCCGCGGGGCATACTGTTCCACCTCGATCAGCAGCACGGCGTAGCGGCTTTTGCGCGCCAGCCGCACAAGCTCGGTTTCGTCGGTACCCGGGAAGTGGCGTATCGCCGCGATCCGGTAGCCGTTCTTGCCCGTCCGCCATAGCACCACCAGATAACCGCTCTCGGCGCGACGCAGCACCGCCAGGTGCCGCGCGATGGACTGGATGCCCGCGCCGCGCCTCCGCAGCTCGCTAATCACCCCTGCCACACGCACCTCATCCGCCGGGAACTCGCGCCGGCCGCCCGGTAGCGACGGACGCAGCAGCCCGCACTCGCACCACCATTGGAGCTGACGCGGCGAGATGGTGGGTTTCACCGTGCGCAGCAGGTCGGCGCTCGTGTAGTGGCAGAGCTCGCTCATCCTCTGCCTCCATGCGGCTGGGTGAACCTCAAATACTCCTCAGAGCGCAGGTATTCGTCCCTGGCGTCGAGCCATCCGGCCAACAGGTTCTGCGGAAGCTCGTCGCGGCGATACGCCCGGGCCCACTTCTTGCATCGAGCGATGTACAGATTGTAGAGATGCAGTCGCCAGGGCGCGGCTGGGCGAATGGGGATGACACGGGATTTGGCAGCCGCCGGCATACGATCACCTCTGGCTCGCCCCGCGAGCCTCCTGGCCGAAATACCGTTTCTGAGCCTTCTCCCGTTTCTGCTGCCGATCCGCCTGGCGCTCAGCAAACCCCTCGAGCCGTTCCCTGACAATTTCCCGCCAGTCTCGTCCCTGGGCCCACCGCACCAGAGCTCGAGCCTCTTCGCCCCGGGCGACCATCGCCACTGCGACTACCGCCCCATGTTCGTTTTTGGCCGCGTGCATCAATGCGGACGATTCAGTTGTCTCCGCTAAATAAATCAGGGTCCGCAGTTTTTCCCACTGCGTTAGTTCGCTCTTCATAAACGGCCTCCTTTGCCGGAAAGATTTTGGATTCTGGTTTCAACGCCCATAACTCCTCCATGCGGAGCTGATCTCGTCTGGACTCCTGGGGGGGCTTGCGCCAGCGCTTGTTACGTTTCACGAGTCTCCTCCGTTCTCCTCAGGATCGTGGTAATTGGGATCGTCGCGATCGCGGCCGGTGTCGACGCCTTCATCGATGTAGCGCAAGGTCTCCTCGAACGGTTTGGCCGGTGTCATACGATCGCCCTCGAACGCTTCGGGCAAGATTAGCGGCGCCGGGGTCTCTCCCGCCGCGCGGCGTTGCCTGACTGCCTGCTCGATATCGGCCGGCGTAATCATGGCCCCGTTGGTTTCCGGTTTCGGCGGAAGTTTATAGGTCGAGGGAATCAGGTTCCGCTGCGCTCCATTCAACCGGACGCCCCATTCCTCCGCGGCGAGATAGTATTCACCCCAGCTGATCGCAGCCAGTTTCTTGCCTACGCGCTCGCGGATGTACTTGTTCATCTGGCGCTCTTCGGCCGAACCGGCCGCCGGCCATTCTCCTCGCCGGTAGGGACGCAGGGGAGCAAGCAAAGGCACCGGTTGCGGAGAGCCGTACTTCCGTTCCCACTCGATCCGCGGATCGGGTGGGGGTGCGACGAACTGCGGTTTCAAGTTATAGGCGACTTCTCGAAGTTGGCCGAAGGTAGGCGAGCGGTCCTGGAAGGTGGCGAGGATGGCGTCGGCGTGCTCCAGGCTTACCGCGACCTCCTGAAGCACCTGGGCGAGCCGGTCGATTCCTTCCTCGAGGTGCGGAAAGCCGGGGAGGGCAGATAGCCCCTTTATCTTGGATCTGGCGATTGGAAAGACGACGGCCGGGGGCGGTCTCATGCGGAGCCTTCTTTCGTGCGCCTCGCTTTCTCCAGGTTTCGAAGCCTCCACTCGGCTTCCGACTTGTCTTTGTCGCTGACACCGGGGTCGGCGAGGGTCTCGACGCACCACAGGCGGACTTGCTCGTCATGTTCTTCCTGGATGCGCCTGAGCTTCTGCTTTTCGGCTTCGGCATCCTCCGGCGAGGCGCGGCCGCTGCTCGGCTGGACGTAGGGAGGCGGGGGCATTTCGAAGTCGCACTTAATGGCATCCTCCAAGAAGTTCGAGGACAGCGGGATGTACTTCGGCGTGCGCGTCCAGAGTTCGCACTTTAGGTGCTCCCGGAGCAGCCGAATTACGGCTTCCTGCTGGTGATGGGACAGCCCAACGAACGCCGGCTTGGTCTTGGCGCCGTGCCACCGTTCCCGGGGATAGAGTTCGTGAAAAATCGAGTAGCAGGATCGCTCCGGGGCCGGGGAGCTTTTGGAAAGTATGGGAGAGGACTCGTCATCGTCCTCCCTTGGTTCGGCGCTGCTCGGGACTTGCGGGGGAGGAGGGGTAAGGGGAGGAGGAGGAAGAGGGTTCTCTTCTACATAGAAACTGCTCGAACCGGATCCCGCCACGCCTGTAACTCCTGTAACTCTGAGTCTCCCCGCTGGTAAGTCACTCATATGAAAAGGGCAATTGAGGCCAAGGGGGCATTCCACCGGAGAATCAGCTCCGGCTGGCCGGATAATATTCTCCGGCGCGCCGTGCACGGGCAATGCTCCGGCCGGCAGGATTGGAAGAGTCTCTCCGGGAGCCAGGATGGTCAGTGATTCTCCGGTGGGCCGGATAATCGGCTGGTGCAGGGCGGCTGCCTGGACATGGAAGTCGCGGGCGAGCGCGGACGCGGATCCGGCCTGGATTTCGGGTGGTTCTGGGGTAGCTTGAGAAGGGGTCGATTCTCCAGTCTCCCGGAGAATCCGCTTGTAATCGCTAGATTCTACAGGGCCGGTTTCGCGGTATTTACCCGATTCGGCTTTTTTCAGGCGCTTTTCGCAGCGTCTGACTTGGGGGGCCGGTAGGCTCTCGACCTTCTCGAAGTTTACCCTAATCCCGCCGCGACGGGTAGCTTTATTAGAGCCGTCGCGGCGCTCGAGCACTCCCTGCCGCTCCAACTGGGATCGAACCGCGAGCACAGTGCTGTCGCTATGTCCCACGGCTTGGCGAAGCCGCTTGACTGACGGATCCGCATACTCGTGACCCTTGCCCGGCGGCCACCCGATCGGTTCATGCTGGGCGATGTAGTAGAGCAGGATGAGAGCTGCCAGGGGATTGCTCTCGTAAAACCGGAATATCCGCCAGACCAGGGCCTTTGGCAGCTTGTCGAAGTATCCTCCCTCTTCGAGCAGCGGGTACGAAGCATACCGGGTGCGAGACTCGGCAGCCGGCATCTTGAAGCCAGGGAAAAGCCCTTCCTGTCCTTGTGGTGAACTCATAGTTCTCCTCCCCCAAAAAATTTCAAGTGGTGATGGGAAAACAGGCGGGGTCTACGGCACCATGGGGCTGGAGCCGACCCTCCGGTTTTTCAACTCCAACCTCTGCGGCGTTAGGTTTTCCAGGCGAAGCGCTGCAGGGGTTTTCAGAAACGGAGGAGACCTTCCTCGGCAACGGCCGGAGGCATTCGCTCGGTTGTAACCGTTGAGAGCGGCACAATCCGAGTTACTCCGTGGCGTGCCCGTGCGGTGCGGCCCTGCGCGGCTTTTATGAGGTAACAATCGCCTCGACTCAAAAAGAGTGGAATTCCGGCCGCGCTTGAGTCGGAGCGTTGGAGACGCACCCGCGGCCGGATTCCAAACTTGTGCTACGTCCGGATAGCTGGTCCGAACACTCAGAGTGTCACACAAAACGCGGCGGTCTAGAAGGTTCAATTTGCGAACAGTGCGAAAACGTAGCCGTACGGTGAGTTCCAGACGTACCGCCGTCCCTAGGGCGTGACGGTCTATTTTCAAGCCTGGGGGTGTGATGGTATGCTGATTCGCGGCCATCGATTGGTTCCTTTCTCTTGGCGTCGCGGCCATTGATTGTTCCTTTCCTGGCTAACCCAATGACAGCGCGTCGCAACCTTGGTAGGGGCACGGCGGGCTGTTTTGATGTATCGTAGAAAAGGCGAAAACAACAAAGTAACCTTTCTGGGGGGCCGGCGCTCACGGGTGTGATGCGGCCCCCCTTTGATTTCCAAACAACAGTTGCCGATTTTATTCGGATTTCAGGCCGATTTCTAAAACGTGACCTGAAATTTCTTTAGCCGGCAGTCGGCACGGTGCGGTAGACGAGGTGGAGATTCTCGCCGCGGATGGCCTCGAGGTCCTGCGGCCGCACGCGGAACGAGCCGCCTTTACGGCGTCCGCAATCGAGCGCCAGCAGCTTTCCCGCGAGAATCATCTCCCGCAGCTCGCTCCTGGGCAGGCCGATATATTCCTCGGCCTCTTCGAGCGTCAGCCATTTCTTAGGCTGCGGTAGCATGGGTGGCGGTGTAACGGTCATCAGGCTGCGCAGGAGAGCCAGGGCATCGACTGTGTTCTCCTGCCGCCTCGTGGCTGGAGCTTGCGCCTGGGGGGGCTTCTCTGGCGGTGCCGGCTTCTCGGGCGGGTTGGTGCGCTCGTAGGCGACACGCTCGACGTCTCCGGCGCTGAACCAGGCAATCGTCTGGTGGCTGACGGGGTCCCGCTTCGAGACCTTTTTGATTTTCCCCGAGTTGACCATGTCGAGAACCGCGCGCGGGGTCACATTCAGCCGCGCGGCCGCTTCCTTCTTACGAATCCATTCGGGCGAAGGCGTAAGCGGAGGCGTGGTGGAGGTGGATGAAGTAGCAGTGGAAGCTTCCATACGCGCATAAACTACCATCACTTCCCGGGCGAATGGAATTTAAATCGGTTTGCCGTCAGAAAGACGACAGACTGTAGCGTGTGAGCCACACAAAAAAAGCCCGGCGGCACGGGGCGTTGCACCCGCTGCTTTGTCCCGCCGGGGCAAAGGGGTCGTCGTTAGCTATTACCACACGCATGGTATCAGGCAGCCTGGTCACAGTTCCGGATTGCGGAGCAATACGGTGATCCGCACTGGCAGCCGATCGGATGCAAACCCCGGGGGGCAGCGGCGCCGGCGAGAGCCCGCGGGTGAGTGACTGCCCACATGCAGAGCTCAACGCGGTTATGCACGCCGATGGCATGACGCAGCTGATGGAGGTAGGTTTTGGCGGTGGACTGGGAAACGTTCATCGCGGCCGCGATCTCCTTGGTCTCCAGGCCGCGCGCCACCAGGCAGAGCGTTCTCCGCTCGCGAGGTGAAAGCTGAACTGATTCCCCATCCTCAGTGAGGATTAGGCGCAGGGGTCACCAAAGGTTGAGCTATTACCATCGTACGAAATCAGGATGTTCTTCTCCGAAAAGAAGTTCCAGAATGAGTACAGCACCCGATGAGCGTACCGGAGGGATCTGTAGCGGACTGGACGACAGGGGACGCCGGCACGGCACTCGGCCGGCTCCTGGACGCGACCTTGGATCGCGAGCGGGCGATTGCGGAGCGTGATTCGGAGGTGGCGGCGATCGAGCGGCAGTACGCCGGCAGAATCGCCGCCACCGCCGAGGAGATTCTGGCGCTCGAGCAGCAGCTGGAGGGCTGGTATCGCCTCCAGAACAAGCGCATCATCCACCTCCCGTACGGCGAGATCGGCGTGCGCACGGTGGGCTCGCCGGCTCTCGAGCTCCTCGAAGGGTTCACCTGGAAAAAAGTCGAAGCGAAGCTCAAACGCGCGTTCCAGGCGAAGTTCTTCCACAAGCCCAAGCCACCGGCGATCGACAAAAACAAAATCAAAAAGCTGATGACGGAAGAGCAGCTCGCCAGGTTCGGGATGCAGCTCGCTTCGGCCGAATCGTTTTACATCGATCTGGCCAGACTGGACGAGGCGGCATGAACGATATCGAAATGAAACCGGTGGAGAGCTCCAACATTGCGGCGGTGGGCCACGATGCGGCGCGCAAGGTGATGCGGATCCAGTTCTCCAACGGCGGCCTCTACGACTATCACAACGTCTCGGCCGAACAGCACCAGGCGTTGCTGAAAGCGAAGTCGGTGGGAGGGCACTTTCACAAGCACTTCCGCGGGAACAAGCAGCACGCATTCACCCGCATCGCGTAAAGGGAATCTTCCATGCCAGACGAACAGCAGGACCGAATATCGCTTCCTCTCACGGCGCCGAAGTGCCCGCATTGCGGAGAGGAGCTGAAGAACGTGGGCTGGCTGACGCACGAAACCGGCCTGGTGACGTTTTTCCACCAGGATCAGGGGTGCCATGTGGCGCTGGGGTTCCAGCTGATTCCGATGGAGCGGCGGCGGATTGCGCTACCGGAGGATTTGAGGCCGCGGGGACTCGGCTAGAAAGAGCCTTGTGAGCGGGGGGAAGGGTGGCGGAGTTTCTGGGAGGGGCCGATCCGCTGGACGTTCTGGTGGAGCAGTTCGCGTATCTGGTGGCAGCGCTTCGAAACCAGCAGGCGACCGACGCGGAAATCGCAAGGTTGTGGCGGGTGCGGCAGATTCTGCTCGATCCGTTCGTCAGCGACCCGTACCACCCGCCAAGGACGCTTCACCCAAAGTTGAAGCGCGTGGCGTAACCCCGAAAAACAAGGTTTCGAAATCGGCTCGCCGGGCGGTGATCGTAGAAGGGCTGGTCACGCAGCATACGCCGCGGGAGATCGCGCAAGCCATCGGGGTGTCGCGCAAGACGGTTTACGAGGAAATCGCTCAGCCGGAGACGCAGGCGCTCATTCGGGAGTGGCTGCGGCCGCACCATGCCGAGATCCGCGGACTTATTCCGAAAGCGATCAAAGCGGTGGATGCCGGCCTCAAAACCTTCTACATGGCCGACCGGCTGCGTGCGGTGAAGGTGTTGGGCACGGTGATGAGCTGGGCTCAGGGGAAAGCAGATGCAGAGGGGCAAGGTAACTTCAATCGGAAATTCCGCGGAACGATGGAAGAGCTGCTCATCGTCTACCGCGATCTCACGCACGGTGAGCGTGAGCCTCCAGCCGCGCCGGCTCTCGAGGGCGGAACAACGACAGTTGGCGGCGCGTGATGCGCTGGTGATCGAGCACGCGGAGTGGGCGCGAGGGATTGCGGCCGCGGTGGCGCGCCGGCTGCCGACCTGGTTTCGGGCCGAAGACCTGGTGGGTCCGGCGGAGATCGGGCTGATCCAGGCGGCCGAGCGGTACGACCCCGCGAAGAACGATAATTTCCGGGCATACGCGCGCCGGCGGGTTTTCGGCGAATGCATCGCGTCCATTCGCCGCAGAGAATACCGCCAGCGCGCGTATCTCGAGCTGAAAGACACGCATGCCGACCCGCGTCCCGGTCCCGATGCGGTGGCCCAGGTGGCGATCGGCGGAAGCAGGGTAAGCGAGCGGATCGCGGAGCTGCCGGCGGCGCACGCCCACGTGCTGAGAAAGCACTACTGGGACGGGCTGACACTCGCGGCGATCGCGGAGCGCATGAAGGTGAGCCAGGCGCAGGCCTGCCGATTGCATCGCGAGGGGCTCGAGATGTTGCGGAGCCGGTGCAGGGATCTGGCGGGGCTCGCCGCATGAAGCTGCTGCCGGTACCGATAGACGCACTGAAGAAACGGGCGCGGTGGGCCTCTCTTGGCGCGCCGCGGTATTTGATGCGGGACGCGGAACAGGAAGCCTGGATCGGGATCATGCAGGCGCTCGAGCGTTATGACGGGCGGATCCGGTTCGATAGCTGGGCTGCCCGGCGGGCGAATGGGGCGGTGATCGACTTTTTGCGGCGCGAGGATATTCTCTCGCGGAATGACCGGAAGCGTGTTCAGCGGGGCGAAGCAGATGCGCCGGCGCGGGTCACGATCGACGAATGCTGGATGCGGCCCACGCCGGCCGACCAGGAGGAGAAAACGTTGTGTGCCGAGCTGTGGCGCGCGGTGGATACGCTGCCGCCGGCTCAGCGCCTGCTGATCGAGATCATGCTTACGCGCGGGCTATCGGCGCCGGCGGCCGGCAAGCTGCTCAAAATCGGCCACCAGGCGGCGTGGCGCCGCTATTATCATGCGCTGCACACCCTCCAGGAACGGTTTGTGCCCGAAAAGAAAGCGGCATAAATGGCGGAGCTGACCGCGCGCGAGACCGAACGGCTGATCCGCAGTTTCGCGGACCATGAAAAATTCTGCTCGCACCTCAAGATCCGCAACAAAGAGGGCATCCCGGTGCCCTACAAGAACTCGTATGCCGGCCGCAAGCTGAATCGGTCGATCCGCAAACAGGAGTCCGCCGGGCAGCCGATCCGGCAAGTGTGCTTGAAAGCCTCCCAGGTGTGGATGTCGAGCTCCACGGCGACGGAGATCTTCCACCGGGTGCCGTTTTTCCCGGGCCGCCGCGCGCTGGTGATCGCGGACGTGCAGGTGCACTCGGACCTGGTGTTCGAATATTACACGCAGTACATCAAAAGCTACCAGGACAATCCGTTCGGCGCCGATGTGGATGCCGAAATCCTGCTGCCCAAACTGATCAAAGACACCGACCACTGGCTGCGCTGGGCGAACGACTCGAGCATATTGGTCGGGACCGCGAAGAACGTGGATATCGCGCGCAGCGCCCCGTTCAACTGGATCCAGTTCAGCGAGGCGGCATTCTACGATCACTTCGGCGCATTGATGACGGGCGCAATGCAGCGCGTTCCCTCGAGTCCGGATTCCGGCGTGATTGTCGAGTCGACGGCGAACGGCCAGGGCGGCGATTTCTACGACCTTTGCCAATTGGCGATGAGCGGCCGCAGTGGCTGGGCCTTCGTGTTCTTCGGGTATTGGGAGCACCCGGAAAACCGGATGCCTCCGACGCAACTGGGGTACAAGGATTACGCCGCATTCCAACGGACCCTGACCAAAACGGAATGGGACGAACAGACCCGCTACAATTTGACGCTCGAGCAGCTGGCCTGGCGCCGGTGGTGCATCGAAACTTCCTGTGAAGGCAAGCTGGATCGTTTCAGGCAAGAACAGCCCGGCAATGCGCAGGAGGCATTCCTCGCTTCGGGGCGCACCATCTTCGACATGGCGGCGGTGGGCCGGTTGCGCTCGATCGGCGATGCCCCAAAAGGCAAGATCGAGGTGATCGACGCCGGTGTCGAGAAGCGGCCGCAGTTTGTCCAGCGGGAGGACGGCCGCGGCGAGCTGACGGTGTTTAAACAGCCCCGGCCAGGCGGCCACTACATCATCGGCATCGATCATGCGGAGGGAATAGACCCGACAGCCAAGCAAGGCAAGTCGGATCCGGACTGGTGTTCGGCAAGCGTGGGGGATGCAGATACGGGAGAGCAGGTCGCCAAGCTGAAAGAACGTTACGAGCCGGGACCATGGGCGGAGCGAATTTACTGGCTGGGCAAGTTCTACGAGTGGGCGTACCTGGTTCCGGAGCAAAAAGCGGTTGGCAAAGCAGTGATCGGGGAGCTGCTGAAATTGAACTATCCGCTCGAGCTGATCTATTCCAAGCAGCGCGACCCCTCCGACCGCAAATTGCCGCAGCTCCAGGAGCTCGGGTACGAGACAAACCAGATCAACCGGCCGGTGCTGATATCGGGACTCGAGACGGCTCTCAGGCAGGGAGCGATCCAGATCCACGATCCGGAGACGATCCAGCAGCTGCGGGAATTCGTGCGAAAGCCGAACGGCCGGGAAGAGGGCATCGGGCACGATGACGATGTACTGGCCGAAGCGCTGCGCGTCGAGGGGCACAAATACGCACATCGAGCGTTCGAGTTCAGAGACAGCGTTCTCCAGCAGGGGAAAGAGACATGGAAAGCAGGCTCATACAAGCACAAGAAGGCCGACGATGACGATTAAGCAGTACGCGACCATCACCGCGCGCGGCGATACGGAACTCGTAGATGCGGTGAACAGGTATATCCGCGAAGGCTGGCAACCGCTGGGAGGTCCGGCATTCGCCGCGGCGAAAGACCAAACCGGAGCGGAATACGGAACACTGATCCAGGCCATGGTGAGGCACGCCAAAACCTTGATTGATGGCTTGGGGCCCGGTAAAGCGGGCGAAATCGGATTAGGCGGCGGCCCATATGCCGATGTGGGTTCGATGGGAGATGCTAAAGAATGACGATTGACGTACCCCGGGTGCAGGCGTATTCAGGGGCCACCGCGACGGTCATATACGAGTGGCGTTGTGCAGGATGCGGCCTACGGGCAGAGCGAACGTTTCGCGTGGGACCAGGCGACCATCTCCCGGTGGCCACCATGCCAGATGCGTGGCAGTTCATGGCCGGACGCTATTACTGCCCCAGCCACCAGGTGGTGACCCTGGTAGACGGGAAGGTGATCGATGCCGGATAAAGACGGCAACCGCAGCAACCCGTATCATCCCGATCCCGATCAGTGCTGCGAGGCCTGCGTATTCGGCCGCGGCGAGCATGCCGCCTGGTGCCTCTATCGTTTCACGGCCGCCGACCTCGCGAAGGCGCGATGGTATGGCGGGCTGGACTAAGCTGCCGTAGCCTGGCTGGTCTTGGCGGATCTGGCTCCCTTGCGCCTGCCGGGGGTCTTCGACGTGGTAGTGGACCCGGTGGACCCGGCAGCGGCTGTTTGGGTTTGCTGCCGGGCATCGCGAGTCTCGAGCAGCACCATCAAACCGTTGGTCCCGATGCTGCCCAGGTTGGCCACATTCCGCCGAATGGACTGCGCCTGCTGCCCTCGAAAGTCGCGGTACGGCGCCATCTGCGAGCCGCCGTAACCGTTTGTGCCGAGATTGTGCCACACTCTCACGCTCGTTCCACCGCCCTCCGATTGGCTCAACTGGTAGTCGAGGTCGATGTGGTTGATCGGCCCGCTTTCGAAATACAGGTACTGCCCGATTTGGACCATGGCTGATTCTCCTTTGCTGACCAGCCTATCAGAGGCGATATCCAAGTGTGCCGAAAAGCTTCCAGATCAGGCTTCCGGAATCGGAACAAGCCAAGCTGTGCGATCGCATCGAGCAGGACTTTCTCACCGACAAGGCGACCCACCAGAGATGGGCCGAGCGGTGCCGTTCCTGGATGCAGCGCTGGGAAGCCAGGGTCAATCCGCCGGCGGCCGGCGACGAAGGCAAACCGAATCACACGGTGCCGCTGGTTCAGTGGCAGACGATCAACAAAATCGCGCGGGATATGCAAGCCCTGCTGGGAGATGAAGCTGCGATAACTGCACGGGCCACAGGCCCTTCCGACGCGCGCAAGGTTCACAAGATCGGCTGCTACATGACCTCGCGGGTATTCGACCAGATGGAGATCGTCAACCCGCTGAGCATTTTCGAATTCCGGCGTGTTTTGAACGGTCACTCGGTGGCATACAGGCCCTGGTATCGGCGGGAATACGACACGCTGCAGCAGGGACGCATCAAGCGGGTGTGCGATTACGAAGGGCCGGGCTTCTTTCCGGAAGAGCCGGACAACATCATGGTGCCCCCGGAGCGGGGCGTCACCTCGATTCAGGAATTCAGCCATGTGATCCGGCGGGTGCGCTACACGGTGGACGATCTGCAGCGCGGCGACGGGACGTTGTTTCAGGGAACCAGCGACCCGGAGTTCGTAAGGCAATTGATCGCCTGGGCGAAAACAGGAGACATTGCCAACGACTACACGCTGGTCGGCATGGATCCGGTCAGAACCGAACGGGAGCGCAGCGAGGGAGTCGACTACGACTACTACGTGCTGGGGCGGCGTGGGATCTGGGTGTGGGAGTGGTATGGCGCCTGGCGGCCGTTGAAGAAAAACAAACGCGACGCCGAAATAGACGACCTCGAAAGACGCCTGCCCTACGAGGCCGACTGGGTGATTCGCTATATCCCGGGCATGCGGCGAGTGATTGGCTGCCAGGATCTGCTCGAGCTCTACCCCAAAATGCGGAAGAGGCGGCCGTTCGTGGAATCGACGCTGCTGAAGGATGGCACCTACAGACCCAAAGGCTTCGGCGCGCTGCTCGAGGACCTCGAGGACGACACCACCAACAACTCGCGCCTGTTCACCGCGGCGGGCGAGTTGTCGGTATGGCCGGTGATTTTTTTCAAGCCCGGCGGCGGCTTCAACCAGAAAACCATCAAGCTCGAGCCGGGCACCGCGATCCCGACCGAAGATCCGACTTCGGTGAACGTGGTCAAGATCACTCCGAACCTGGAGTATTCCACGGTGCGCCAGCAGGACCTGCTGGCCATTGCGGAGAGAGTTACCGGGATCACCGATCAATCCATGGGGCGGTCGATCGAGAGGCCCAATGCGCCCCGAACCGCGACAGGGCAATTAGCCCTCATCGAGGAGGGGAACATCCGCGCGTACCTCGACAGCACGATTCTGCGCGAGGACATGGAGCAGATCATCACCGATATCTGGGAGCTCGACTGCGACCTGGCGCCGCGCACCGAGCCGGGGATCTTCTTCAGGACAACCGAACAGCAGGCTAACGGCCTGTTCGACGTGAAGGGCGGCGGTGCCTACATGACCCCGAAGGAATTCGGCGGCAAATACGATTTCCGCCTGAAATTCGCGACGTCGGTCTACGCCAGGCAAGCCAAGAAACAAGAGCTGCTGGCGTTCTACCAGATCGCCATGCAGAACCCCATGGTGGCCACCAACCCGAAGGCCGCCTGGACCTTGCTGAACCGGGTGGCGATCGAATTCGGCATCAACGATTTCGAAACCATCGTGCCCGCCCCGCCGGATCTGGATTCGCCGAAGACGCCCGACCAGGAATGGAACGACATGCTGGAGGGCGAGCCCGACGTCCAGGTGAATCCGCAGGACAACGACGACCTGCACATCGTCAAGCACAACGGCCAGATCAACGACGCGGTGAGTGATCCAGACCGGGACAGCCACGATTCGAAGGCAATCACGCAGATGCAGCAGCACATCCTGAATCACGAGCAGCAGAAGCGCACCAAGGCCTATATGCAGGCCCTGACGCAGATGCTGGTCGAACGGATGCAGGCCCAGCAGGGAGGACAACCCGCGCTGCCTCCAGGCCAGCCAGGCCTGCAACCGGGTATGCCGCCCGGGATGCCGATGGGACAGCCTGGCGCGATGCCCCCGATGGGGCCCGGGATGAATCCCCTGCAGGCAGCAGGCGATATACCGCCGGGACCGCAGCATGTGGGAGCTCTCGGCCCGCAAGCGCATGACGGCATGATGTGAGCGCAGACCAGACACACATAGCGATCGAGCAACTGCTCGTGAGCGACGGCTACCAGATCGTGATGGCGCGCGTCGAAGGCGAGCTCGAGCGCCGGCGAAACGAGCTGGAATCGCCGAAAGGGCCGGAGCAGACCGCCTTCATCCGCGGCCAGATCGCATCCCTGCGCACGGTATTGGGTCTCGCAACCATCATGCGCGAGGAAGCCAAGGCCGCCCTGAAAGAGGAAGACGAATGAACCGCGACCAGAAGAAACAGGCCGCCGCGCCGCCGGCGAAAGATCCCAAGGTCAAGCTGAAGCTCAAGCTGAAGGGCTCCAAAACGCAGGTGGGCAGCATCATGAGCAAGATGCTCGACCGCGACCAGGACGGCATGTAAATGCCCTGGCAGTCCCAGGACGTCACCGGCAAAACCAAAAAGGCCAAGTCGCCGAAAGCCAAACGCCAGTGGGTTCACATCGCGAACCGGCTGCTCGCATCGGGTGAGAGCGAAGCTTCGGCGATAAAGCAAGCGAACGGCGTGATCAAACGCCAGTCGAAATCATGACCGCAATCAAAACCGTATGTTTCGCGCTGCTCGCGTTGTTCCTCGCGGGAGCGATTCTGCTGGCCCTCACGGTGGCAGCTGCGCACGCAGAGACAGTCCCTTCCTACGCTGTACCGGTAGCCAGTTCCGCGGGCAACCCGCTTGCCCCGGGACTACAGGCCAGCATCATCGCCAACACCCAGGCTCAGATTGTGAAGATCAATCAATTCCAGACCCAGGTGCTGGCCGGCGCCTGCCTGAATTGGACGGCAACGGCCACCAACGCGCGCAACGCGGGGCAGCCCATCCCGGCCCCACCCTCCCAGCCCGCGCAGCAGGTACTCAACGTCTCTTCGCCCGATAGCGACGGGACGATCTGGATGTGGGTCTCGAGCGACGGGGTGGTGGGCGCGCCGTGTCCTCCGCTGCCGCCGGTGGCTCCGCCCGCGGCGCCCAACACTCCGGATATCGGGCAGGTGCTGGTGAGCCCCTGGTATCAATGCCTGGCCGACGACACGATGGCGAATAACGCGGTGGTGAACATCAGCCCCGCGGGCACCTGGTCTACCGCGGCCGGCACGCAGGGCATCAGCTTCGTGTCCGGAACCAAGCCGCCGGCGGGGCAGTACGCCAAGACGCCCGGCGTGATCGGGTGCTGGTACCTGAAGATCCAATGATTCACCGCTGCGGCGCCTGCGGGCTGGAAGCCGCGATCGGCAATCGAAGCCTCTGTGCCGACTGCCGGGCATTGCTCCAGCGCGTTGTCAACCGCTTGGCATACCGCCGGCGCAAAGGCGAACCGGTAAAGCCGGGCCAGGCCCACCGCGAATTCTGGAAGTTGTTTCCCCGAACCAAAAACCATGTTGAACAACGATGCCAAGACCACGTTACTCGGTGCGGCCGCCGCTGCCACGCTAGTAGCGAATCTCGATTGGACGAAGCTCTTCGCCCATGACCCGGGTGAGATCAGCAAAGCCGCCGGCGCCGTAATTGTGACGCTGTTCGGCCTCTTCACCAACAAGCCCGACCCGAAGAAGTGACCGCTCCGATCATCGTCGCGGAGCGCTGCCCCTATTGCTCGAAGCCGCGCAGCCCGCGCGATCTGCTCAAGCTCACGGCGTTCACCATCTGCCACGACTGCTACCAGCGTCACCTGTTGGCGCTCGACGGGCTCTCCACCGGACGCTACACCGGCAGCTGTTCAGAGTGCGGCCGTTCGGTCGCAGAAATCACCGCCAGGCAGCGAGACGGCGATAGAGGGGTGCGGATGCATGTCCATTTCGAGAACGGCATTTACCGGCCTATGTGCCTGGAGTGCTCGCGCGCGTACGTGCCGAAACGGGCCGATCTCTACGGGGACACCGCGTACTGGAGACAGAAAAACTGATGGACGAAGTCGAAGTCACCCCTGCGGGTGCACAACCGTCCGACGCGGGCGCCAAGCCCCAGGGCGGGAAGAACGACGAAAAAGTCCAGCTGACTCGAGCCGAATTCGAGGCGCTGCGACGGGAGAGGGACGAAGCCCGGCAATCGGAGCGTTACTGGGCGGGAGTGGCGCGGGGACGCCAGGGAGAGCCCGACAACCAGGTCGAAGAGCAGGAAGAGCAGATCGAGACCGCTGATCTGATTCCGGAAGTCACCGGCGACAGCACGGTGGACGAAGCCATTTTCTCCGACCCTGACAAGTGGACCGACGCGATCGCGCGCGGCCCGCAGGCCATCCAGGCATTCATTCGCAAGGCCGGCTATGTGACCGCGAAAGAAGCGGCCGACATCGCGGCGAAGGTCGCGCAGCGCACGGTGCAGGTAGAGCGCCAGAAGCTCGGATCGGACGCCGCCATCGTGGGCGAGTTTCCGGACTTGCGGAACAACGAGTCACCCCTGTTCAAAGCCACCGCGGCGGAACTCAAAAAACTGGTGGCGCTCGACCCCAGCGCGCGGAATCGTCCGGCGACATTGTATGCGGCCGCCACGGCTGCCAAGGCCAAGCTGGACGCCGCCGAGAAGCGCCAGGAGCGGAACCGCGAGAACCGCGACGAGGACGATTTCTACGAGCGCTTCGAGCGCGAGGACGAAACCGAACGGCGCCAGAGGGCCGCGGCCCAGGACGGCTCCCGTACGCGCACCCGGGAAAGCGCCGACGACGACACCTACCTCGGACCCGAAGCCCGGGCCGTAATCGCCGGCATGGGCATCACGGACGCGGAATTCCAGGCCTCGGCCAGAGAGATCCGCGGCGCACGTCCCCGGGGGAGGCGCTAAATGGCGAAGAAAAAGATTTCCCCTGCTATACCCACAGAGCCCGCGATCGCGGAGAGCGAGCCCAAAGCGGAAGACATCGGCCCTCCGGGTAAGTCCGATGACGCGGGCATTCCCAAAGCCGGCATGAGCCCGGTCCCGTTCAAGGTCTGGACGATGGACGAGCTGGTGGCGGAATACTTCCCGAACGCCAAGCGCCTGAGCGGTGGCGTGGTGGCGGGACTCCAGCGCGAACTGCGCAGGCGCAACCGGAAAGCGGAGAAGGGGTACTGACCATGGCGAAAAAAATCATGAGCGCCGGAGGTGTCGGCGAATCGAAACGCTTCGGCGGAGCGTCGCCCGATGCCGACCGCAATCCCGTGCTCGACCTGCATGTGGGCGGAATGCTGGTGCGCGACATGCCCCTCGAATCGCAGGCGCGGATTCTCTATCAGCAGACCGACGAAGGCATCGCCGCCAATAACGCGGGCAAGAGCGAGAACCGCGTTGCGGTCATCGCCGAAGGATTCGATAAAGCCCTCCACCAACGCCGCGACGATCTGAAAGACCGCGGCATGGAGCCCTACGAGGCGCGCGATCCGTTGAAGGAAGTCGCCGATGCGCATGCCGTTCCCGGAATGCGCCCGAAGTTCTTGTCGCCGCGGCGCGTGAAGGAAAACGGCGGCACTGGCGATTATGTGGTTGTGAAGGAAGCGAACGGAGATCCGGTGCGGGTCAAGGGAATGATCCTGGGCCACATGCCGGAGGAACGGGCGCGAGCAAGGAACCGGCATTACCAGGCGAAGTCCAACGCCCTGCTGCAACAGATCACCGAAAGGTATAAGCAGGAAGGCGGGCCCACCGCGGTAGTGGACCAGTAAAGAGAAACGCGAAGCAGGCGCGTGCACCTTGTCCGGACCTTTCCGGCACCGCACGCGGCTTACCTCAGGCCACCAGGTCTTCGCTCTCGAGTTGAGGCGCGACATCTCAATTGGGAGTGAACATGGCAAACGTCAATAACGCGCACGGGCTGCGGCCGCTGATGCGCTCGATCGCCGGCGGCCCCGCCGCGGTCCTGCCGGCCCACAAGCTGGTGGGCGACGGCACGGCGCTCTTTATTTACGACGCCGTCGCCAAAGCGGCTTCGGGCACCAAGACCACCCAGTGCATCACCGCCGGTACCGCCGGCGCGGCACTGGAAGGCGTCAACCTCATCTACGGCAAGGCAGCGACCGCCACCGACCACCTCATCATCCCGGGCACCACCCAGGTGTTTGAGGCGCAGATCGACACGATCGCGGCCGCCAACATGGGACAGAACTGCGCCCTGGTAGCGGGCGCGGGCAGCACCGTCACGTACATGTCGGGCCATAGCTTGAACGGCGTTGCCGCCACCAATACGCTCGCGTTCCACGTGGTGGGACTGTGGGCCTCTTCGGACAACGCGCTGGGCGCCTATGCGCGCATCGAAGTGATCTTCAACAAGGGTCAACTGGTTGACCAGGCGCTGGGGGTGTAATCGTGCAAATCAGAGGACAATTTTCAGACTTCTTTTTCGAGACGATGCTCCCGGCCCTGAACGCCAAGATCTGGCAGAACTTCAAGGCCAAGCCGCATCAGTATCAGAAACTGATGCGCGTCGAGACCACCAACCGCTCGATCGAGCAGTACGTGGTGATGGCGGGAGTGGGACTCCCGACCCTGGTGCAGGAAGGCGCGGACACGCCCACCGACAACTTCGTGCAGGGACCGTATCAAAATTTCAAGCCCGCCAAATACGGGCTCGGAATCGCGGCCTCGCAGGAGTTGATCGAAGACGACAAGTTCGGCGTGATCTCGCGCCGTTCGGTCGCGCTTTCGAACTCGATTCAACAGTCGCGCGAAATCCAGGCAGCGAGCATCTATAACAACGCTTTTGACGCGACGGGCTCCTACTACGGGCCCGACGGCGTGGCGCTCTGCTCCTCGTCTCACCCGCTGATCAAGGCCGGCGGCACGCAGAACAACCTTCTCAGCGTGCCGGCGGACCTCGATGTGGCATCGCTGGAGCTAGCGCTAACGGATTGGGAAAGCACCAAGACCCACGAAGGGTTCCTGCAGATGCTTCCTACCCCGCGCCTGCTGGTCGCCAGTGCGAACCGCTGGAACGCTGCGGAAATCCTGAAGAGCCAAATGCGCTCCGATACCGCTAACAACACCACCAACGCTTTCAAGTACACCGAGACCGGCGGCGTGATCGAGCCGATCGTCTGGCCGTACCTGACCGACATCGACTGCTGGTTCCTGGTGGCTCCTCCCGAAGAAACCGAAATGATCTGGCTCGACCGGAAGGCGCCCTACACCAAAAGCGACTACACCGAGAAGACCGAGACCGGCTACGTGTACATGCGGTACCGAGCCACCTACGGTTTTTATGGGTGGCGCGGTTTGTACGGCACCCCGGGGGCGTGAGCCCGAACAGTTTCCTTGTCCTTGAGCGAATGGGGCCGGCTTTAACCGGCCGGCCCCGATTTTTCACGGGAGAAAAAAGAGAATGCCTTCCACTTCAATGGCGACCTTCGGGACGCGGCTCTACACGCGCCTCAGCTCGGTCTGGATCAAGCCCACGCTGCACAAGGGCGACGCCAGCGGCAACTACGGCGTGCGCGACATGACGCGGATCGTTATCCAGCGCAACCTCAGCCAAACCACCGACCTGCTGCAATTCCTGGACGAGAACGGCAACGTTCTTTCGGGAGTGGACAACGCGGGCAACAAGTACATCTCGGGCGTCCCCACTTTGAAAGAGTGCGCCACGCTCGTCACCATTTCGGCAGCCAACATCACCGACACCGGAGCGGGCCACCTGGGCAACGCCACGGGCGTGGTGTTGGTTCCCGATCCGGCGGCCGGTTCGCTGGTCGAACTGATCAGCTGCGTGATGAGCTATACCTACGCGACCGCGGCCTATACCGGCGGCGGCAACATCACGGTGAACAGCGACGGCGGATCGGCCCTGACCGGCCTGATTAGTTACGCAAGCTCGATCGGTGCCGGCGCGTCGAACATCACCCAGTTCGTGCCGCTCTCGACGGCCGGCAACACGCTGATTTCGGCCAAGGGCTTCAACCTGGTCGCGGCGGCCGCGCCGACTCAGCCGGGCACCGCGGCTGGCACGGTGAAGGTCTACACCCGTTACCGGTTGTACACCTCGCTCTAGGAAGCTGCGATGTACAAGAATCGCATCGATGTCTTACCGGTGGCGGCGAGGACCGCCAACACCGCCATCAGGCCGATCGTGGCGCGCTATACAGCGTCGCTGAGGCTTTATCTGAACGTGTCGGCAGTGTCGGGGACCGGCGGGATCTATCCGGTGGTGCGGGGATACGACCCGTACGGCGGCGTGGTGGAGCTGACCAACGGCGGAGACGCCATCACCCAGACCGGCGTGTATGCGTACGAGATGAACTCTCTCAATACGCCTTCCGACGCGGTGGGCTCGATCCGCGAGGTGACGGGACGGAGCGTGCCGTATCAATTCGACGTCCTGGTCAAGCACCTGGATGCCTCGAGCTACACCTATGCGCTCACCGTCGAGATGGTGGACGACGACTAGGAGAAGATCATGGATTTTTCAGGACTCAGAATCGGACCTCAGACCCTCGCTGACGGCGTGCCGCAGACGTGGGCGCGGGGCAACAAGGAAGCCGCCGCGGTGGGCGCCAACCTCGGCGGGATCTACGAGGAGGCCTCCATCCGGGGGCAGATCTTCTCGCTCACGCTCGCTCTGAGCACGGGCAACGCGGTGGCGGCGGGAAACATCGTAGGGGCGGCGGCTGCCGCATCCACGCAGTTCGCACTGGGCAATCCGGCCAACAGCGGCAAGAACCTGGTGCTGCTCGAATTCGGATTGGCTTTCGACGTGGCGACGACGGCCCAGATGCCGTATGGACCCGTGTTCCACGGCTATATACCGGCTCCGTTGTGGACGGCGGCCGCCGCGGGAACCATCCTGAGCTCGGTATTCGGCTCCAACATGGCATCGGTGGCGAAACCATTCGTCTCGGCCGGCGGCGCCACGCTCACCGGCGGATCGGCCCCGGTGACCCACAAGCTCACCAATTTCGCGACGACCAATACCACGCAGGCCTCGCCGTATCTGATCAACACGATCGAGTACCTGGACGGCAAACTGATCGTGCCCCCGGGCGCGACCTGGCTGCCGCTGTTCCAGGCGGCGGGTTCGACCAATTTCGCTTACGGCGTTTCGATCACCTGGCGGGAAGTGCCAGTTTAAGGAGCAAATCATGGATTATTCAGGATTGAGAGTAGGCCCGCAGCAGCTGGCCGACGGCACCCCGCAGGCCAATGCGCGAGCGACCAAAGAGGGCGCCGCGGTAGGCGCGAACCTCGGGGGCATTTACGAAGAGGCCAATATCCGCGGGCAGGTCTTCAGCCTCGTCTTGGCGGCGACCACCACGGGGATCGCGGCGGGCCATCAGAGCGGGGCGGGAGCCGCGGCGTCCACCCAGTTCGCCGTATTCAATCCGGCGGCCAGCGGCAAATACATCGTGCTGCTCGAATTCGCCCTCGGAGTGATCAGCGGCACCATGCCGGCCGGGCCGGTGCTGCACGCGTACATCCCGAACGTGCCGACGCTGGCGGCCAGCGGAACCGTATTGTCGAACGTGCTGGGCAGCACGCCTTCCTCGATCGCGCGCTGCTACACCAGCGCCGGCGGAGCGGCCCTGACCGGTGGACAGGCGCCGGTGAATCACAAAATCGCGAATTTCGCTTCGACCGCCACGCCACAAGCTTCGCCGTATTTGGTGAACACGATGGAATACATCGACGGCAAGCTGGTGATCCCGCCAGGAGCCGGCTGGCTGCCGATGTTCTCGGGCGCGGGGACCTCGCTGCTTTGCGGCCTATCGGTAACCTGGCGCGAAGTCGCGCTCTGATATCCCAGCGGGGTCTGGTAAAAGGCTCTCCAGGCGATAAGCGGGTGTGAAAGGCACACCGCAGCTGTTCAGCGGATCCGCCGCCGGCAAACCGCAGTTGCTCTCGGGTTCGCCGGCGCCGGGCACTCCGCAACTGCTTTACAGCGGCCCGCTGTTCGACCAGATGCCGGGGAATTTCGACGAGACCCCGGGCACGTTTGACGAGGCGGAGCTCCCATGAAAAAACTCTTCGTGTTCCTGCTCGCCGCGGCGGCCGGCCTGGCGCAGGTCCAGACCGTCCCCGACACCACGTTTCCCAACGTGCGCTCGATCCTGAACTCGAACTTCAACTACCTCAATACCCAGCTTTTGAACCGCGAATATCCGCTGACCTTCAGCAGCCCGCTTTCGCGCAGTGGAAACACGATTTCGTGTCCCACCTGCGGAACGGGGGGCGGCGGAGGAGCCGTATCGAGCGTGTTCGGGCGGATCGGCGCGGTGGTCGGGGCCAACGGAGATTACAACACGTCCATGGTGACCGAGAATCCCAGCTATCTGTACTTCACCAACGCGCGGGCCCAGGCAGCGCTCGTCGGCCTGTATCAAACGCCGATCACCACCGGCACCACCAGCCAGTATTTTCGCGGGGATCTTACCCTGGCCCCGTTCCCCACTTCCATGACTCCCTTGGCCCACGCGACTACCCATGCGAGCAACGGCACCGACCCGATCAGCCTGGCGTCGATCGGCGCCGCGGCGGATCAGACCAGCAAGCCTTTCGGCGGGGGCGGGGCATGCCAGACGGCGGCGAGCTTCCTGAGCAATACAGGCATCAGCGCCGGGCAATACGGGGTGTTCTTCGATTCGAATAACAGCTGCCACCCGACTGTCTCCGATTCGATCGGCACCACCACCGATTTATTTGGATGGAATCTCCCGGGCTTCACGGCGCCGAAGGCGACTGCCCTGGCCAACACTCCGAGCCAATGCAGCGCGGGAAATTACCCGTTGGGGGTGGACGCTTCGGGCAACGCGCAGAACTGCACTGCGGCGGGCAACAACCTCGCGCCCAACTACGAGCTGGTATTCGACGGCTCAACTACCACACTGTCTAATGGTCAGACTCTCAGCGGTGGATGGACCTGCGGCAGTGGATCGGGTGCCCAGTGTACGGCATCATGGACACCTCCATCGAATGTCAATTGGGTGCGCGTACAAGCGTGGAGCGGCGGCGCGGGCGGTTCGCATTCCGTGGCTGGCACCCAGGGTGGTGCGGGTGGGGGCGGCGGTGCCTACGTCGATGTAATGTGCCCGACCACTCCTGGGACTCCCCTCACTGTCGCTGTGGGGCTCGGGGGTGCGACGGATGAGAATGGAGGTTACACCGCTCTTGGCACCTGTTTCGCTATTTTGGGGGCCACGACGAATTCAGGAGTAGCACCGCAAAGCAGCGGCGTGCCGGGGTATGTATCTGGTTCCATGCCGGGGGTATTTGTCACCAGTGGGGGCGCTCCGGCCGGTATGTTTGCGGCGGCTACCTGCACCACACACGCTGCATCTGGGACTATCGGCTACAGCGCATCCAATGCCAATCAAGGCGGATGCGGAGCGGGTGCAGCAGATACGTCCGGCAACAGCGGAGCGGCGGGCGGCAAAAGCATCATGGGCGGGGGGGGCGGCGGATCGGGAGCCTACAACGCCAATACCGCCGCAGCGGGCGGTACTTCCGGGCTCGGAGGGGCGGGAGGCAACGGCGCGGGCTGGACTGCGGGAGCGCAGACCGCCTGCACCAATGGCTCGATACCGGGAGGCGGAGGCGGGGGCGCGGCCGCGCAAACGGGCGGGGGCAGCAACATGTCTGGCTGTTCCGGAGCCCGCGGCGAGGTGCGAGTCTACTATGTGCAGTAAGCTCGCTGTGGTTCTGTTGTGCGCCACGAGCCTCTTCGGCCAGTGGCCGCAATCGATCCAGAACTTCGCCACCTTCTATACCGGCTCTCTCGATCCGGTTGGCCAGCAGCCGGCCATCGAGCAGTTCCTTGCGCGGCGTTTCAATGTGGCCATCCTGCCCTATGTCACCCAGCAGGACAACAATCGCTGGCTCGCTTATTTGGAGCTGGCTGATTCGATGGCCGCCAGCAACGAGCAGTACGACATGCGCGATTCGTTCGCGGCACCGGCCGGCTACTGTTTCGAGTGCCTCTTCCAGCACCACAGCGTCGATTTCAAATTTTCATCCGATTTCTGGAACGGTTATGACCGCTTCGATTTTTTCGAGCGCAACACCAGCGGCAATTACGTGAACGGAGTGCTGGCGTACAACGGAGCGACCTTCAGCAGCGACAACTCGACCTCCAGTTACACCGGCGGGACACTCAGCATTCACGACACGCTCTACGTCGGCTACATGCTTCCGTTCGATCAGATGAACTTCGTGATCTCGGTCGCCACCAACGGGACGGTCGCGTATCAGTATTGGAACGGCTCGACATGGGCAACCCTCACGCCGCAGAGCGACGGCACCTCGGGCCTGCGGGCGACCGGCAAGGTCTACTGGTATCCGCCGGCCGATTGGGTGGTCACCAGCGTGAACAGCTCGCGGAACAAATACTGGGTTCGCATCGTGGTTTCGGGGGCGAGCACGTGGCCGGTCTATTCCACCGTGAAAGGCGATGCCCTGAACGTGGCGTCTCCGAATTTATGCAACGGGGCGGCCTGCAACCAGCGTGGCTGGGATTCGACCAATGCGGACGGGCATCACCAGAACGTCGGCAGCATTCTCGAATATGATCCCAACCCGCCGGCGAACGCGACGGCCAGGTTTCAATATCAGTCGCGACTGGTGAATTACAGCGTGGGGTATGCCTACCACAACGATTCTTACGTCTCCGGATCCGACCGGGTTTGGGCGAAATGGATGGAGTGGAAATTGGCGAGTTCCACTTACGAGCCCTGCCTCGCCGGAGGATCCAGCAGCCCCTGCACGGGCATCATGTTCGATGATCTGGCCAACCTTCCCCCATCGAATTCGTTTCAGTATTGCGCGGCCCCCTGCACTACGGGAGCCGTGAGTTCCTATCTGGATTTCAACCAGGGCAGCACCCTGCAGGCGGAACGCCAGGCCACCTACAGCCAGCTCGTTTCCGACCTCCACTCGACCTATGGCGGGTCCTTCCTCGTCACTGGCAACAATCCGAACAATTTCGCTATCGCGGAACTCGGGAATCAGACCTACGCGGAATTCAACTTTTACAAAAACAACAACACACCAGGGGGCAACGCGAACGCCTGGAGCTATCCGAACCCGGCGGGGTCGAACTACATCACTTACGACGCCCTGCTCCCGGTGAACAACACTGCGGGAATCATCGGCCAGATGTTGTGGTGTGAGTACCCGACTTCGACCATCACACCGGGAAATTTCGGGAGCACCATCATGCGCGCCTGGGATCGAGGGAACCGCGGGCCCATGGCGGCACTCGCCGGGCACTATATCGGGAATGCATTTTCTGGCTCGACTAACTACACCGGCTTTTCCTACCTCTCGACGGGCTGCACCAGCAGCACGATGTCGTACCCGGAATCCGACCAGGTCTACACTTACGTTGCTCCGACCACTCTGACCGCCCAGGTGAACCCGGGAACCGGAGCCACTTTCACGGTGGCTTCCGCGGCCGGATGCAGCAGCGGAAACACCAATGCGGTGATCGTGCTGGGTGCGACCACGCAGGCAGGCGGCGAAACGGTTCAACTGACGTCGATCAACGGCAATCAGCTCACGGCGACTCAGACGATCTATTACACGCACAACGTGGGCGACCCGGCATATTGCGTCCAGATGCAGCGGCAGTCGCAATTAAGCAAGCCTCCCCCGGTGTCGACTGTATGGCGGTGGGCGGTGTGGTTTCCCGCGCGCGGAGTGGATATCGGGCTGCCCGACGCAGCCGGGCTGAACGGAGGCGCGCGGATCGTGCCCTGGAAGAAGGGGGGCTCGCCGGATTACATCAGCGGCCAGTCTCACGCGACCTGCGACGCCAGCGGCAAATGCCCCTCAATTTACCGGCGGGACTATACCCGCGCCATCGTGCTTTACCGGGAGGAGCTGTATCAGGAGCCGGAATCGGAACTCGATACACCCTCGCAGCCCATCGTTTTGGGCGCCACCTACTACCCACTGCTGGCGGATGGAACGACCGGCGCGGGCATTACTGCCATCACTTTGCGCGCGGCGGAAGGCGCCGTCCTGATGAAAGCGCCGTTCCAGGGGACCAACATTCGCCAGGGCACCTGGCAGGGGAAATAGCATGACTTACGGACAAATCAAATTCCGCCTGACGAAGGCATTTCCGGGTGTGGACGCGGACTTAATCGAAGGCTGGATCCTCGACACCCACGCTGAAATCCTGGGAATGCTGCCCTGGACCCGGCTGTACGTGCAGTCGGTGCTCACCACCACCGCGCCCTATTCGACAGGCACGGTAAGCGTGCAGAACGGCTCGAGCGCCATCACGCTGACCGGGGGAGCCTGGACCGGCTCGATGAACGGTCTCGAATTCCGCGTCACGGGAGACAGCGACGTCTACCAGTTCACTCAGACGGGCGACTCCACCGGGGTGCTCGACCGCCCCTATGCGGGCACCACCAATGCCTCCGCCGGATACGCCATTTACCAGTCGGTCTACCCGATGCCGGCCAACTGCCGGCACCTGGACGACGATTCCTTCGCCGGCATGAGCAGGCTGGCAACCCAGGAAGGACAGAACGCGCTCGCCGCGGGAATGGCGCCGGACGTAGCGGCCGATTCGCCGCAGACCGGCCGGCCGGTCGCCTGGTGGCCCTACATGGACGACGCGAGCATCCCGCCGCAGCTCCAGGTGAGAGTGTTCCCGGTCCCCGACAAGGTCTATGCGATCCCGTGCAGCTACATCGCAGAGGCAGCCGCCCCGGGCGCCACCAGCTTTACCTTGCTCCCCTGGTTACAGCCGGCGGCCCTGATCGAAGGGGCCACCGCGAAAATCTCGAAGCACCTGAAAGACACGGGGGGCTATCAGGCCGCCAAAGCGGAATTCAAAGACGCCATGCGCGTGATGATCACCCAGGAAGCCAACCGGGTGGGATCGATTCAACTCCGCCTGGGCGGCCACTATACGCGGGGGCGCTAAGTGAACGTCAGCCAGATTGCCACCCTGGTCATGCGCCAATCGGACGATTCGAGCGGAGCTTCCTTCGCCCCGGCAAGTCCTCCCAACGACGCGCCTCCGGAGCTGGTCCGATACATGAACGAGGCTCAGCAATTGGCCTGCCTGCTGACTCTGTGCCTCGAAAAGACAGCTTCCTTCCCCATCGGCCCGAATCTCTCGATCGACGGACTGGGGTGCTTCTACTGGCCGCGGCCGGTGTTGACCGACTGGCTGGTTCCCCTCAAAATCACATGCAATGGCAACCGGGTAAGGCCGGCTACGCTGTACGACATGCAGGCAGAGAACGAATCCTGGCAGAACGCCGCGGGAGATCCCGCGCGCTATGCGGCACTCGGATTCAACTTGCTGGCCATAACCCCGCAGAGTTCCGGAACCCTGGTGACGACCTATGCGCGCACCGCGGACTTACTGATCAACGATCAAGACGTGCCCGAACTGTTCGAACAATATCATCACAGCATCGTGGATTATTGCGTGTACCGGGTGCGCTTGAAGGAAGGCGCGCAAGGTTTGGCAAGAGGTTTGGAACGGTTCAATCTGTTTCTGGACGACATGACCAAGCTCGCCGATTACATCCGCGCGCGCACGGCGGCGGCCCGCTACGACGTGACCCCGTTCGAGCTGGCGTTGATGGACCGTTCGCGTCTGATCGGCCAGTTACTGGGAAATCAGCTCAAAGGAATTACCAGCCAGGCGGCCATGTGGAAGCGCCGATTGAGCACCGAGCGCTATTGAGCGGGGCGATATACCGCGCGTGAAGACACTTCGGATTTTCGGCACGGGACTGCTGCTGGCGTTTGCTCTGGGAGCCCAGACCGCGCAGTTCCCGGGGGCCCTGGCCACCGACAGCCAATTTCAGGTAGCCGTGAATAACTGCGCCACCACCCTGACCGCTTTCGTAAACGCGAGCAACACTTCGTTCAGCGTGGCGAGCGCCGCCTGTTTCGAGCCGAACATGCTCTTGACCCTGGATGGGGGAGAAATCGTGCGGGTATGCGGCGTGAACGTTCCGGCCAATACCTTCCAGGTAGGATACGCAAGCTGCCCGAACACAGATGGCAGGGGGTTCGACGGCACCATAGCGGCGACCCACAATGCGGGAGCCATCATCCAGGCCAATATCGATGCCTGGCACCACAACAGTGTCAAGGCCGAAATCGAAGCCATCGAAAGCGCTCTCGGGGTGAACATGTCGAAGGCCTCGCCTTTGACCACCAAGGGGGACCTCTACGGTTATTCGACAGTCCCGGCGCGTTTACCCGCGGGCACCGACGGGTATGTGCTGACGGCGGATTCGACGCAACCACTGGGCATCCGCTGGGGAGCCGCGGCATCGACCGGGGCCAACAGCACGCTCTCGAATTTGACGAGCCCGACCGCAATCAATCAAAGCTTATTGCCTTCGGGCTTACAGAACCTGGGCAGCTCCAGCGCACCCTGGAACCAGGTTTTCGCGGGACTACTCACCCTGGTCAGCCCGGGAACCAGCGGGAGCATCACGCTCGATCCGGCCGGCGACATCGCGATGAATGCCGCTGCCGGCGCGAATATCTATCTGGCGGATCCCAACGGGGCTGCGTTCGTCGCCAACCGGTTGAGCGGGGTGGCCTCGACCCTGAACCCGTCCTTGGGCTCGTTCTCCGACAAAGGCCTGCACAATTCCGCTGTTTTCACGACCAATAACGCGCCCCTGGTGGACGCCACGGGAGACGGGTACGTGAGTGCGCTTACCGGAGCGATGGAAGGACGGGTGCCGTTTGCGACAACCGGAACGTGGGCGTTGTCCTCGACGGCTCTGACCGTATCCTCGCACGCCGGAATCTTCGTGAACGACTCGGTGAGTGGCGCCAATATCGGGCCGGGGGGCTACAACACGGTGGCCAGCTGCGGAACCAGCACGCCGGGCGCGGCCTGCACCTCGAATTCGATCGTGCTGGCGAGCAATACACCCGGCACGGGCAGCGGGACCGCCTTGTCATTCGGAGCCAGCGACACGGGCAACGCGGCCATCAGTGCCATGTGCGAAGGCGGAGGCGGAGGCGAGGGATGTATCGGTTTAAACCTGCAAGTCCGCGCGAATACCATCGGGAATCTCGAAATCTTTGAGGGCACGGTGCAGAACTGGCAGAGCTGGCCGGTGGTCACCGCGGCGGCAACCTGGAGCGGCAGCACCGCGGCGATCAACGTGCCGGCGTATAACAACCTGATCGTCGGCGAGCCGGTCGCGGGAACCGGGATCCCTTCGAACACCACGGTTTCCTCTTGCGGGGCAACCGCCACGGGTGCGTCTTGCACCTCGGCCGCGGTAGTGCTCTCCGCACCGACCACCGGCGGAACGGGCGCCACCCTGACCTTCGGGGCGGTCTATGGACCGACCTACAACGCCAATTTGTTTGTCGGCCAATTCGCCATCAACTCGCTGGGACCAAATGCGCCGGACCAGGCGTATGGCTTCCTGATGCTAGATAGCCTCTGGGCCGCGCCGCTGACGGCAAACTCGGTGATGTTCCACTCGGTCAAAGCGGATCCGCGCATGTGGTCGATGACATACAACGTTCAGTCGGAAGACGGCGCGGCGACCATCGGAGAATGGATGGGCGCGGTGAGCGGGCCGATCGGGGCAGCGCTGGGGAATTACACTTTCGCCGGCTTGCCCAGTGCCGCGACCAACAATGGCTTGGCGGTGTGGTGCGAGAACTGCAGCGTGGGGAACCCGGTGGCGGCCGGGGGCTCGGGAACAATCGCGATCTCGAATGGCAGCCAATGGAATGGGGTAGCCCCGACTGGCCTGAGTTCGGCATATTGGTGTACCAGATGCACCAACAACAGCCCGGTAACGGACGGTGGTAGCGGTGCGATTGTGGTGAACGACGGCGCCGGACGCTGGAGCGGGAACGCCGGTAACCAATACTCGCAAGCGTTTCAGCAGCGGGGATTCGACCCGACCAGCGCAAATGGACATGATTTCTTCAGCGAGTTTCAAAATGGCGCGGGCGGCCACGTATTCCAGACGCAAACCAGCGCTGCCGGTGCCGGAAGCTTCGTATTCGAAACTCCCTTCACCTCGGCCGGGGCCACCAACGTCTTGACTATCGGCCAGGGCACCACTCCTGGATCCACCCAGATCACCGGGGGAAGTAACTGCGCCGCCCACAACTGCGGAATGATTTTGTATTCGAACGATGGGGGACTGGTATTGGAATCGGTAAACGGCGGTGGTGGCACGAACCAGTCCATCTACTTCAACGTCGGCGGTGGCGCCGCCGCGAACGTCGCCATGCTCATCAACTCCAGCTCGATTCTGTTCAACCCGTTCGGAGCGACGTTTACGTTGATTTGGGATAGCCCGTTATCTACCAGCGGGGTGGGACACCCGGTCTGCCGCAGGGACACAGACGGAGCATTGTACGAATCTACGGGAGGGACTTGCTAAATGCGGAAATACATTTTGATTCTGGCTTTATCGGTGCCGGGAATAGCGCAGGAAAAGGCGCCGGCTGCGCAGCCGAAGCCGATCACGCTCTCCGCGGCCGAGCAGAGCCAGCATGCCCTGCTCGTTTCGCAGACACAGACTCTCCAGGCTCAGCTCCAGGCCTTGCAGTTGGCACTCGAATTACTGCGTGTGCAGGCTTGCGGCAACGCCGGCGTGCCACCCGCGGAGTGCGGGCCTTTCGACGCGAAGGGCCAGGCGATTCAACGGCTACCTCCAGAGAAGAAATAACGTGCCTTTCGAGTGGAACACAACCGAGTGGAACTCCCCGGGAGGGCCGCCCTCCGCCAATACCGGAGCGCTCGACACCACCACGGTGATCGACGGGATTCTTCCCACCCTGCACGCCGATTCGCGGGCGGACCTGGTGTATTGGACTGAAGGCGATCTGATCACCTGGATGGACGAAGGCTTGAAGCGATTAGCGCGTACCTGCGGCGTGTTTATCGAACGCGACACCTCGATCACCACTTCGAACGGAACAGCCCTCTATCCATTACCGGAGAGACAGGACGCGACCTTACACGTTTCCTTCGGAACCGCGGGACTGAAGCCGGCGTCGATGCTCGAGCTCGAAATGCGCTCCGCCTCATTCCAGACCGACGCGGGAACGCCGGACCACTGGTATGAAGACGGCCAGGGATGGAACGTGGGAGTGAGCCCCGTGCCCACTATTGCGACCCAATTGCCGTTGATCATGACCTGCTGGCCTCCGGAGCTGGACGCCGCCAAGCGCAACACATTCGTCCAAGGGCCGGCACCTTTGGCCGGCTACCTGGCGATGTACGCCATAGGCAAAGCGCTGGGTGAGGAGGGCGAAGCTGAGATGCCGGACGTCGCCCAACATTGCATGGCCCGATGTGAGATGTACGAGCAGATCTTCCAGCGCTATTACGGCAACGCGATCTAGCGCCGGCTGTTTTTCGCTTTCATCGGCTTCGGCATACCCAAGAACCGCAGCAGCTCGCCTTCGGTGATGCGCCAGCCGTCGCCGGCCTTCAACCCCGACAACTTCCCCTTGAGCAGCCACTGGTAGACCTGCCTGCGGGTGACCTTGCAGTATTCGGCCACTTCCTCGGGGGTATAGAGCTTGGGAAGCAAGCAGGCATTATAAGCCGCGCAGGGCGATAGACGGTTGTGGCGTTCGATCCGATCGAAATCAAAATTGTTCCCAAGGGCCTGAACCTGGTCGCGCCCGGGGACCAGGTGGCGGAGGGGGACTGCCTCGACCTGACCGGGTGGTGGCCGGGATCGGCGGGGAGGCTGCAGCAGCAGAGAGGGGATCTGCTGAAGAACCAGGGCGGATCGGGCAACCTCAACTCGATCGAAGAGAGCGACGGCCTGATCTTCTTCGGAGACGTGACCGGCAATCTTTACTGGGGGGCGCAGGATGGATCCGCGGGCACCCTGATCGGCACCGGTTACGATGGCAATCCGCTGGGCATGTGCGCCTATCAGCACATCCTCTGGGTGATGAACCGCAACAATCGGATGCGGTACGCGACCGGTCCCTATCTGAGCGGCGGAGCACCGGTAGCGAGTAATTGGGGAGTCGCCTCCGCCTGGCCGGCCAGCGGATCGCCACCGGTTCCAACTCCCCTCACCGGGCAGCTCTCCGGGGGTGGAGGGCTGGCCGACGGGGACCATTCCTGGTGGGTCACCTTCGTTGACCAGTACGGATACGAATCGGACCCCAGCCCGGCATTGATCCTGGCATCCAGTAGTGGCCCTGCCACGCGTTCGGTGAACCTGGCGGGAGGTGGGACTACAGTCAGCCTGAACGCCGGACAGGGCGCTCTGTCGATGAATTTCGGCGCCTGGGCCAACGGCTGCCAACTCCTGGTGACCGGTGAAGGTTACCCCGACTGGCCCGCTTTACAGCCCTATACGTTGACCTATGTCAACACCAGTACGTTGACCATGAGCCCGGCCTGGGCGGGAGCCACCGGGACATTCACCGTCGAGATTTATTACCCGCCGAACAACGGGAAATGCACTATTCAACGGCCCGGGGTGGTGCCGGCGCCGGCAGGCTGGAATATTTACCATCAGAGCCCCGGGACAGACGGACCCTATCAGGTCAACCTGAACGGACCACTGGTCTACACGGGAACCCCCACCGACCCGAATCAGCTGGCGCCGAATCTCTACATCGATTACGGAGACGCGGGCCACGGGCAGGACGATCAGACGATCATGTCGGCGGATCTGCTGCTCGAGATGGATCACGATCCGCCGCCGGCCGCGATGGTGCTGGCGAACAAGACCTACAACGGCCGGCTGGTGGCGGCCAACACCGCGGATCATCCCAACCGGCTCTATTACACCAACCCGAATCAACCGAGTTATTTCCCGGGCTCCAACAATTCGCAGGTGGGCAACTGGGTGGATATCGGCGATGACACCTCAGACGAAATTTTGCATGTGTCGGTGAAAGTGGGATACCTGCTGATCTACCGGCAGCGCTCGATCTGGCGGTGCATGGGGGATCTGGGAGATGCCTCCAGCGTGATCGGGCCCCTGATTCCGAACATGGGCATAGCCGGCCCGAACTGCGTGGTCGGGACCAGCAACGGAGACATTGCGGTAGTGAGGCAGGGAATCCAGCTGGGGATCTATCGGGTGACCGACTGGGAGCAACGCATCTCGGGAAAAGTGGAAACGATTTTCAACGGGATGGGGTCGGAATGCTTCCTGCCGATCTCGGTCGCGAATAACAACCAGGCGGTATATAGCTGCGCCTTGGGATATGCGCTGGGGCGGCTCTGGTTCAGCTACCCGGAGGGGACGCCGGTCAACGCCACTTATCCGACCAGGACTTTGATCTGCGACGTGGAGCAGGATCAGTTTTCGTTCAGCGTGGCGGGACGCTGGTTCGCCACGAAAGACCAGGTGTTCGGGGCTTACCTGCACGGGACTCTGTTTTTTTTGGGGGCGGGACCGGACGGGTCGGTGGTGTCGATCGAGGACGGCCCGGGGCCGGTTGTGGCCCTGCCCGGATTCGTGGCGGCGGCGCCGAACCTCGCCTATCAATCGGGATACGTGGATGGGGGCAAGCCCGACCACGAGAAGACCTGGGGCGACCTGGTGATCACCCACCAGACCTGCGGAGCATCGCTCAACGTGGAGGCGTTACTGAACAAAGGAACCCTGGCATTGCCACTGGGGACAATCCAGTCGACGCTGCCGTTCCCGGGAGCCAACCCGGCCACCAGTACGGTGCGGCAGATCATCCCGCTGGTTCAGGCGGGGAACCTTCCGATCGAAAGCTTCAACCTGGCGGTGCGGATTTCGGGGCAGGGGCCCTCGACCTTTCCCGGCGCGATCATCGACAGCCCGATTATTCTGCACGCGATGCTGAAGCCGCGGAGGGCGGCTACCTGGGACTCGGGGCCCACCGATCATGGGGCGCCGGGAGCCAAGGTGATCGACACCGTGGAAGTGGATATCGACGCGCCGGCAGGGTTCACGTTGACGATTCAGTCCGACATACCGGGCGGAATATTGACCCAGCAGACCACCTTGTCGAACGGGCTGACCAATGGGCGCCAGACGATCCGCATGGTGCTGGCCGGAGGTTCGGTATTGGGGCGCGTGCTGCGCTACCAGATCTACGCGAGCGGATCGCCGCCCTCTCCGTTCCTGTTGTACGGCGTGAGGCTCCGGGTGCTCGCATTGCCTGTATTCGTAGACGGGAGCATGGGAGATTTGTTCCTGACCGCTCCGATTCTTGCGTGAAGCCATCCTGGCGATAGGCCGGGTGTGGCGATACAAAAAGTCTTCGACTATAAGGAAGTCACCCTCGAGTACCGTTCGAACGGGCCGGCGACGTTCACTTTGAACACGGACATGCCCGGGGGCTCGATGGCCAGCCGCGTTGTGGCCACCCTTCCCTCGAGTGGAGGCATCGGCGCCAATCGCACGCAGACCATTGCGCTCGATGGCGTGCAGGGCACCATGTACCAGGTTCTGATCACGCCCGGCGCCGCCACCCAATTCATCCCTCTCGCGGGAAAGCTCATGCTGCGGCCGATCGGCGTATACCTCGACGGATCGCTGACGCCGGCCGAACAGTGGATCACCCAGCCCATCGCACCGGGGGTCTGACGTGGCCTCCGAAAAGTTAAAGCTTTACTCGAAGATCGAACTCGAGCTGATTTCGAACGGCAACGCCACGTTCACCTTGTTGACGGATCTGCCTGGCGCGGGCATGGTGCAGCGGGTACAGACGAACGTGGGCCCTTCCCGGTGGACCGGCACCTTCGTCAGGGGCACCTGGACGTCGCGCCTGCCCTATAACACGCAGGGCCACCTGGTGCAGGCCATCCTGGCGCCCGCGTCGAACGTGCAGATTACGCTCTACCGGGCGCGGATCTGGGCGCGAGAATTACCCCGCGGCGACTGGGAGTGGTTTCAGCTGCCGGTGATCGACACCCCGGTGGAGTTCGGTCCAGTGAACCTGCCGATTCCGCCGACCTCGGAAGAGTGGCGGGCGGCGAACCTCGTGATTCCACCGACGGCGGAAGAATGGCGCCCGGTGAACCTACCGATCCCTCCGACGAATGAGGAATGGAGGGCCGCGGAGCTTCCGATCAAGCCCACGGCTCCCGTTCCAGATTGGCTGAGTCTCGAGGTGGACAAGTGATTTCGGACCTTCCGCCGATACAGGGCATTTCACCATTTCTGCTCACTGCGCTGAACGAACGGCTGCGCACGCTATCCACCCAGCTGGACGCAGCCCAGCGGGATCTGGCGGCCGCACAATCGCAGATCCAGAAGCTTCAGAACCAGAACGCGCCGGTGACCAGCGTGAACGGCAAGACGGGAGCGGTAACTCTGAGCGCAACGGACGTGAACGCCGCGCCGGACACGCCTGCAGGGACAAGCCAGCCCTTCATGAGCGGAGACAAATTGATCTCGGGCAAGCATGTGTCAGAGATCGTGCTCGACGACTATGGCCGGATCGTGAACCTGGGCTGGAGTTAGTGCTCGTGGCGATAGAACAGGCGTGGAAGTGTCTGTCAAATCGCCGTTCCCGTTCGAGGCCTTGCCGCGCGTCTGGGCATGGATTCAGGGATTCAGGCACAAGGTTGCGGACGATTTTTCGCCGGCCAGCTTGAGTGCCTTTGTGCGCCTCGAGGCGCAGAAATGGCCGCACCAGAAGACCTGGGCGATTTACGGAGACGGCGAGCTGGGCGGCCTGGTCACCTACGAGAAGGAGAACGAGTGGGTGGGCACCGCACACCTGCTGCTCAAGCCGGATTTCCAGGGGAAAGGTCTGGCGGTGAAAGCGCTGCGCCGGGCGTTCGCGGAGATGTTCGGTACCGGAATCGGGCGCCTGGTCTTTTACGTTTTAAGCGGCAATCTCGCGGTGGGCAGCCTGGTGGTGAACCTGGGCGGCCGGCGCGAGGGATGCTTACGCAACCACACCCTGCAAAACGGAGTGCCGACAGACGTGTGGATCTACGGATTGATGAAGGAAGAATTCCGCGGAGGAGAAAAACATGAGCTTTCTGTTCGGCTCGACCAAGACGACCAACAGCAGCACGACGCCCACGTTGACGGGGCAGGGGCAGTCGCTCTACAACCAGCTGAATAATTTCGGGACGAGCGTCCTGAACGATCCCATGGCCGGCTTGCAGCCGATCGAGAACGCCGGCATCCAGTCGATCAATTCGAGCTATGGAAACATCCCGCAAGCGATCTCGAAACAGATGGCGAGCCGGGGATACGGATCGAGCGGTGCGATGGGCGATGCGCTGTACAAGACTGAGCTCGGCCGGCTGGGTTCGATCGGCCAGTTGCAGGGACAGATGGCGCAACTGGCTTCCCAGAGGCAGATGCAGGCCGGCGGATTGATGGGGTCGATGTTAAACACCCAGGTGGGAAGCAACCAGCACAGCGTACAGACCACCATGGATCCGAGCGGCTTATTTTCGGCCCTGGGGACGATGTTGATGATGGGGGGAATGTAGCCCCGGGCGTTAGCGGCCTGAGTTCCGGGGCTTTCAATTCCATGGTGGCCGACACGAATCCGATGGGCGCGGTCGACGACTTATACAGCAACATGCTGGCGGACCCGTCCAAGCTGGATCTGAGCTCGTTCTATTGAGGGGGAAAAGATGGGAGCACTTGGCGGTTTAGCACAAGGATTACTCGCGGGGCGCGAACTGCGGATGCGGATGCAGAAAGCCATGGACGAGCACCAGGCATTGCAGCAGGAGATCGCGCAGAGGCAGCAGGCTATGGCGATGCAGGCTCATGATGCCGCCCTCAAGGTTCAGAACGACAACCTGGACATGCTGCTGCGCGGCGGCAAACCTGTGACGAACGGAATGGTAGAGGACATGATGTCCTGGGAGCCCGGCAAAAGCCAGAATAGCCAGGGTCCGTCTTCCCAATCTCAGTCAGAGAATGCGTCTCAGGAAAGCCGGCTTCCCGTGCAGCAGGCTGGGATCAACGGCTATTCGACTTCTCCGCTCGATCAGTTGCGAGCGCAGGCCGGCGGTGGCGATCTTCCGCTCGACACGTCGCGTCTCGGGGGGCAGCAGCCTTCCGCGAGTGGAGGGGTGCCTCAGAGTTTTTCCTACCTCCGGAAAGCCAAGGATGTGACGACAATCCCGGGACTGAACGGGGAGAAGTGGCAATACGAGATGCCAAGTCCGGAGGAGCAGATCGCGCGCCAGGCGCAGATGAAGGAAGCGGCGCAACTGCGCGAAAAACTGGGAGCTGCGAAAGCGGAGAGTGCCGCGGAGTTATTCCTGCGTAATCTGAAGGGGCAGAAAGCGCCCGACGACGTGGCCCAATTTTACGGCCTCGATCCAGCCAATCCGTACAACAAGTTCTATCCCGCCGAGCTCCAAAAGATGCGGAGTGATATGGCTGAAGCTCGGGCCAAGGGTATGGTGAAACTGGAGCCGGGAACCCTGTTGGACGACATAACCGGAGTGACCGGTGGCGCGCCAGTCAGCGGAGCAGTTCCGGGCGCACCAATCGCCACCGGAGCAACCGGCCCATCAACTCCGGGCCAGGCAACGGCAGGAGCCCGCGTGGTGGCCACCGGAGGGCCGCCGCTGCCTACCGACGACTTCGGGAAATACTTCCTGCCGGCATTTACCGCCAAGACGCTGAACAAGCCTTTGGCCGAGGTAACGGCCCAGGACATGAAATCGCTCGATCCGGACCTGGTGAAAAAAGCGTTCGGGGAATTCAGCGCCGCCAAGGAATCGCCGGATACGGTGGCCATGCGAAAGCTCGCCATGGCTACCCAGTCGTTGCACGAGACCATGCTGAAGCTGCAAGCGGGGCAGATGCCCACGAGGGACGACGCCAAAGCAGCGGCGCAGATCGTGATCAACCATCAACTCTCGCCCCAGCAGGCCGCCACCATGTACGGTGGATTCGGCACCCAGGGGCAGGCCTTCAAGCGGATGATGATGGGCGAAATCACCAAGATCGATCCGCAGTTCAACTTCGAGGAAGCGGAGTCGGAATACCAGCTCGCCAAGAGCCCGCAATTCCAGCAGACGGTGCGCTACATGGACTCGGTGCAGGAGTCGATCCCATTGGTGATCCAGAGAGCCCAGCAACTGGCTAACGGGAACGTGCGCAGCATCAACTCCCTGCTGAACGCCGGCAAAAACCAGTTCAACAACATCGACCTGAAACGCTTCCAGACGGATCGATTGTTGGTGGCCGATGAGATAGCCAAGATCCTGCAAGGTGGCGGCACGGGAAGCGCCACCAGCGACGCCAAGCTGAACCAGGCCGGCGAGATCCTGAAGGCTTCCGACAGTCCGCAAGCAATCGCAGCCGGCCTCGGGGATGTGCAGCAATTGATCGGCTACCGGCGCAAGGCACTGACGCGGGGGACGTATCTGGAGCGCACCCAACTCCAGGCCGCGGGTGGTTTGACGGTGACCTACCAGGGCCACGATTACACGTTCAAAGATCAGGCCAGCATGGCCCAGTTCAAAAAAGACCAGGGGATTCAGTAGATGCCCGATCCAGCTCAGGCTGCAGTGGTTCCAATGGCAACTCCGGATGCGCAAGCACTGGCGGCGAAGTATGGGGCGACTGTAGCTCCAGCAGCCGCAACTCCCGACGCCCAGGCACTCGCCGCAAAGTATGGCGCGACGGTGACGCCCTCGCAGCCCACCGGTCCCAATGTCTCTCCGGACGCTTCCGACGACGATGTCATTCGCTCCGCTGGCTTCGATCCGGCGCTGGTGAAGCAGTCCGCGCGTTACCAGGCCATGGTCAAACAGGACGGCTCGATCGGGCAGCACCTGAAAAACGATCCCTCCGGCGGATTCAAGATCGAGGGCTGGACGAATCGCAACCAGTTTACCGGCGCACTCTCCGATGTGGAGCATGGGCTGGAACTTCCCCTTGCGGGTCTGGCGCAACTGGCGCGGCATGGCCTCAACAAGCTGGGCCTGGTTTCCGATGCAGACATGGCCTATAGCGACATGATGGCCCGCATACACAACCAGGACTACTTACAGAACGTGCGCGAGGGAAAAGCCAGTCCCACGGTGATCCAATTGGGGAGCATGCTTTTCCCGATGCCTGGTGGAAACACGGTGAAGAGCCTCGGTGGCGGCATCATCGAAGGTGCTCTCCGTGGCACTGTGGCAGGCGTCTCCAATCCGGTTCTGAGCGGGCCGCCCTCGGAGTTCGGAGCGGAAAAGCTGAAACAGGGCGCAGAGGGCGCCGTGATCGGCGGCCTGTTGGGCACGTTGGGAAAAACCACCCGCGCCGCGAAACAATTCACCGAGACTTCTTTGCCCGAAACGGCGGTAGCCGAGACCGCCGGCAAGCTGCAATCGACCATGGAGAACACTCCCTGGGGACACCTCATCGACATTCAACAACTGGCGGAAGAAGGAGGGGAGCGCGCCGGCGCCGCGCGTCAGGTGTTGGAACAGATTCAGCATGCCGACACACCCCTGCGCATCGCCCAGGCGAGCGCAAACGTGCAGCGGGTCAGGGCGGAGCAGCTCTCCGATCAGCTCTACCATGACGTCGAAGAAACCATCCGCAAGTACAACGTCGGCAATGCGCCCCTGGCAAGCACCGCCACCGCATTGCGAACCGCCGAAGCCAACGCGGCCCTGGGCCTGAAAGATCCCGGGCTGAATTCGACGCTCAAGGAAGTACGGCGTATTATCACCCCGGAAAGTCGGCCGGCCCCGGGGCCGAGCGGCCTGGTGGATGCCGGTGGAAGACCGATTCAAGCGTCGCGGCCGCCAGCCGGCCCTCCCTCCGCGCCGTATGACGAGGCCCGCAAACTTTCCTCGCAAATCGAGGAAATCATCCGCAATAAGAAAACCGCAGAAAATGCCCTGGTGGGCGATCGGGCTCTGCCGTTATTGCAGCGGCTGAAAAATGCCATCGATCAGGATCTCTATGCCTTCACCCAAAAACAGAACATTCCGGAGTTGCGGGCGGCGGCGAAGATGGCGGACGATTTCTACCGCGATGCAGTAGTTCCGTACAAGGACATCAACATTGCGCGGCAGGTTTCGAACGATGAGACCGACCGGATCTTCCAGACCTTCCTCCAGAAAGGTGGCCGCGATCGCGCGCAAAAGTTCTACAACGCGCTTGATCCCAAAGGGCGAGCGGCGGTGCAGTACCAACTCGTGGCGGACGCGATGAATAAAGCCACCGATCCGGTGAAGGGTTTTAACTCGGGTAAATTCGTGCGGGCCATGGATGGACTGGGCGATGCTTACGGCGTATTTTTCGAGGGGAGCGACAAAATGGCCGTGGATGGCATGCGCAATTTGGTTTTACATGCGGCGAAAGTAGAGGCGAACCCGGCCGGAGCATTCGGGCCGACAAAAGGCTTGGCGATTACGGCGCTGCCGCGTTCCGACAAAGTTTTGAGTTACATAATGCAGCAGCCTTTCGGCCGCAGGTTTCTGTATGCAGCCAGCTCGTTGAAACCCGGAACGCCAGCCATGCAAAAGGTGTTGGGACAGGCGGAGGCGGCGGCAGCCAGGTGGGCGGTCACGTCTACCAGCGGCGAGCAACAACCATCGCCGCGGCCTTGATCACAAAATTGAGAACATCCTGTTTGGCCTGAGCCACTTCCTCCTCGGGCGTCAGGACTGGCGGCTGATTTGACAGGCGCAGCCGCGTTCTGACGGCCGAGAACACGCACCGCGCAAAGAGGAGCGGGCTTCGGAAGATCTCGCGCAGGAGTTCCACGCCCCGATACTACCCCTGATCGCCCTCGAAAGAAATCCCCAAAAGGCCCTAAAAGTACCGTGACGGCCATGGGTATCTGCTGGCGATAAACCGGGCAGAAATGGTCACCGTCGCGATTCACCTCAAACACTGTGTGGAGTGCGGTTCCCCGGGCCTCTACCGGCTCTCGGAAATCGAAGCTCTGGTGGGGACGGGAAGGCTGTACCTGAAGGGCACGTCGCAGGAACGATACGTGGATTGCCGCGACCGGGCGGAGGCGGATTTACTGGCGCTGAACCTGAATCTGATGGACGGAGTGCAGGCGAGAATATGCGGCGGGTAACCGGTTCTGTAGATCTTCCCCTCACCAGGCGAGGTGAAACACAAGCCCGTGTCCTCGGACTGCGGAGCCGCGAGCACAAGCTGATGGTATTCGCGGCACCCAATACCCGGTCGATGGAGACAGCCAGGCGGGTCACTTCGAAGCCCCACACGGCGCCATGGCTCAAACCTTGGGCCATGGGAGAGCACGAAGGCAAAGACCTCGCGTCGGAGCGGCCGAAGATCAACGAACGGATTGTGAAGCGGCCGGACGAATCGCCGGGTGTCTCGCCGCACTCGGGGATCGAGGGCGAGAGCTTCAACCAGGCCCGCAAGCGGATCATCGGCGGAGTCCAGCGGCAGCAATCGGCGATTGGCCCGAAAGACAAAATCCTGAACATCAGCTCGGGCCGGGTGCTTCACATCGTACACGCCTGGGCGGCCAATGGCAGGCCGGAAGACGGGTCAATCGACAAACACGAGATCACGCAGGAGCGCGGGGAATTTTCAAAGCCTGGTCAGCTTTTCCATCTGGAGCCGGGAGGATTGCGGCCCGTGCGCCAGGTCGAAAAGCCGGGGCAGTATTTCGCGCAGCATGGCGAGACGGAATGGAACTCGCCGGCGGAGGGTGCCAAATGACGGAGGAGATGGCAGCCCTGTCGCGCGAGGTGGGCGAAACCAAGGTCATGGTGACGCAAATGCACAAGCTGCTGTTCGGGAACGGGCAGCCGGGCCGGTGCGGGGTGCATGCGCAGCGGATCGCGCGATTAGAAATATGGCGGGCCTGGCTGGCGGGCGCGGTAGCGGTCCTGAGCGTGCTGCTGGCGACCGCCACCACGATTGCTGCGGCTCTGTTGCGGCGCTAGGTTCGGGGTTACGATTGGCGCATGGAAGCCCCGCTCATACTCGCTGACCGTTTGATGCAGGTGATTCGCGAATCGGGCCTGAACAAAAGCCAAGTGAGCGCTGCGCTCGAAATTTCGCGGAGCCTCATCCTCGCCGCGGACGATCTCCCGGCGACGCCTTTTCCCCGCTCGCCGGCGGCAGCCGTGTCGGAAGAGTCATGAGGGTTTGGTTGATCGCACTGGTTTGCTTCACCAGGGTATCGAGCCCGGCAACGATCTGCCCCAAACGTTCCTCGATTTTACTCAGGGCAGCGTAAACCTGCTTGTCTTCCATTTGGAAATTCTCCTTTTTCAGGCAGCCGGGCATCGATGTTCGTGGCGACACTGGATAGGAAGCCGAGCCGCTGGTCGATCAGATCCAGGCGGCGGATCACTTCCGAACGGAAGTCCAGCAGATAGTTGTCAATGTTGTCGAAACGCTGGTCGATGGTCATTCGTGATGCTCCAGTTCATGTTCGGCTTGCATGTCCCGCATGCGTTCGGTCAGGCGCTCTTCGGCTGCCTGGACCGCGGTTTGGACCGTCGCCGCGATCCACTGCTTGTCTTCGTCTGTGAGACTCACGGCTTCCGTGCCCCCATCTCGAAGAGAATTTGCTGCCCGTGCTTTTCGACCAGTTCCGCGAGGGTAACTTTGCGCGAATGGGGAGCGTACTTGCGCATGAACCTGATGGCCTTGTCGAGTTCCTTAATGCGCCGGGTTTTTCGCTCCACGAGAATTTTTCGGTAGGCCACAAGCTGAGGCAGTGTGGCGTTCCGGAGAACGATTCTTTCAGGCTGATGGGTTTTGGGGTGCGGCACGCCGATCACCCGAGGCAGCTTGATGCCGGGAATGGGTAATTGGTTTTCAACCAGCGGACCGGTGCGCGCTTTTTGAACCTTCCAGAAGATGTGCTGGACCATGATGTGTCGCGTTAGGGGGCGTAGGGTGCGGCCTTCGGCATCGAAGATTCGATTCGCTATGCTGAGGTCGGATTCCTCGGGGCGGGCGATGGTGAGCGCATGCCTGACGATCAGCCCCAGTTGCGCTTCCATCTCGCGCAGTGAACGGCGTGGAGCATGTTCCATTTCAAAACTCTCTGCTGCTTTCCTTCGCCTTCCGAATCCCCGTGAAATATTTTTCAGGGGAACTACCTAAACGCCTCTATCTCCAACGCGCCCTGAAAGCGGTTCGCTAAAATTTCGCCTTCGCGAAGTGTGACCGCTGAGCCGCACTTTTTACTTCTTCTTCGCCTTCGCGGGCCGTCCCCGGATTAACCTGCCCGCTGGAATGTCCCAGTTCGTCTCGTGACAATTGGCGCACGCTTTTGGTCGACCTGGAATCCGCTTTATCCATTCGTGCCCGCAGCGGAGGCAGCGGCAAATCATGCTCTGCGGAATAGCCATAATTACTGCCATAATACACCATTTTTCTATTGACTGTATCGGTCACACATCATACACTATTTACATGGATCGCTACTACTCACCAGTCACCGACCGGAACGAAGACGGCTCCTACTCGGTGGCTGTCCAATACTGCGAAAACTGCGGCACCACAGGTTCTTTCGATTCGATCTTGACGGATGACGGGGAACAGTTGCTGCTCTGCGACGACTGCATAGACGAGCAGCGGAGGCTGGAAGCCCAGGCCTGCGAGCTGGCAGCCAAGCCAGGCTGCGAACTGCGCGGGCGGATTGTGCAGCATGCCGCCTCGGTAGGCCAGCTGGTCAATGGGCTGCGAGCTCACGACATGCAGTGCGCGGCGTGCGGCTGCCCGAAGCGCACGGTCGAGAACGACCGGCTCTGGCTGAACGCACCGGATGCCGTGTGCTGCGAAGGGAAGGTGGCATAACCATGGCGACCGCATTAGCTCCCTCTCCCTACGAGCAACCGGCGGTGCCGGATGTCTACCGGTGCATCTGCCAGGTGGCCAAAGCACTCAGCCGGGATGGAATCTCCAAAGGCTCGCGCAACCAGCAGCAAGGCTATTCCTTCCGGGGCATCGACGATATCTACAACGCCCTGTCGGCCCAGCTTGCCGTGGCGGATCTGTGCATCCTGCCGCGCATGGTCTCGCGGACCCAGGAAGAACGGACCACGGCCAAAGGCGGGGTGTTGTTTTACGTCACCGTGCAGGCGGAGTTCGATTTCGTGAGCGCCAAAGACGGCTCGCATCACACCGTGACGATGTTCGGCGAAGCGATGGATACGGCCGACAAGGCGACCAACAAGGCCATGAGCGCAGCCTACAAGTACGCCTGTCTCCAGGTGTTCTGCATCCCGACCGAAGGCATGGCCAACGATGCGGACGCCACCACCCACGAGCCGGCGCCGAAACAGACGCCGGCGCAGAAGAAAGTGCTCGAGTCGAAGCTGGCCGCAATCCGCCAGCCCCAGCCGGTAGCGGCGATCGCCGAGCAGATCCCCGAACCGGAAAACGAAGACCGGGACTACACCTACGAGCCGATCGAGGACCAGGCGCCGGCGGAAGAGCCGGCCTCCGAACTCGAACAGGAATTGCACGACTCGATCGTGGCGGTGGAAGTGGCGAAACTCCAGGCCGGGACGAAGCGCCGCACTCCCGACAAATTCAGCATGCTGAAAGCCTTCGGGGAGCTGAAAGCCCGCTACAAGGCGATCGACTACCTCAAGACCTATTACGCCTTTCTGGGGCTGTACGGTGTGCAGCACGCCAACGAATTCGAGGACACCGAGGAAGGGCGGGCGCAAGCCAGGTGCTGTTTCAAGGAAATGTCGATCGACGTGGCCAACCGGGAAGTGAAGGCCCGGTGATGTTCTACCGCGAGCTTACCTGGGGCGATCGTGTGGCCTATGCGATCGCCTTTGTCTTGCTGCTGGCCTGGATGTTCCTGGGAGATGCGAGATGAGCCGCAGAGCCTGGGCAGAGATGCGCTGGCTGGTCAGAGCGGTTCACGGCAGAGACATCGGCCGGAAGCCTCCGGAGCGGGCGGCAATCGGTTATCGTGGGCCGGCGCGCAACGCCCGGTATCTCGCCTGGGTCCGCACGCTGCCATCGGCCGTAAGCGGCCTCGAGGGAAATTGCGAAGCGGCCCATACCGGTTCCGACGGCGGCTGGGGACAGAAGGCCTCGGACTACACTGCGATTCCCTTAACCCCGGAGGAGCACCTGGAATATCACCGGCTCGGGAGAGAGCAGTTCGAATCGAAGTACGGCATCGATTGCGCGAAGGTGGTGAGATCTCTCAATCACTGCTGGTTCGCCTATTCGAAGCTGGTCAAGTAGTCCCTCCTCGCGCGCGGGGCGATAAGAGGTAGATCATAGTCGCTCTCCAGGAAAAGGGCCGGCCAGAGATGGTCGGCCCTTTTTTCTATTGGGGGTAAAACGAGCAGGAGGGTTGATGCTCCCAGGTACGCCCGCGGGCTTGGGCACGTTTGAGAGTCATCACGCCGCAGGGGCAGCGGGGCGAATCGGATAAAGGGCGGCCGCCGGCATGCGTCTTGCGCATGGCACTCAGCAGGCGCCCGGCCTGGCTGGCGAGTGTGGTCTTTTGTCGCGCCATGGCTATTTGGCGTGGTGCTCGCGCATATGAGCGGACAGCATTTCTCTCAGGCTGGCCACTTCACCGGCGAGGTGGTCCACTTTGTTGACGACCCGTTCGAAGCCCAGGGCAATCTCGGCTCGCAAGGTTTCTTTGGCATCGCTAACCCGCGAGTTGGAATAGATCAGCATCGACACCGGAAACACGATGGCGATGGCGAGCGTAACGATCTGCTGGTCTGTCATGACCTCAAATCTCCTAAACTTATTCTGCCTCAATACCGCTGTTTTGTCAATCCTTTTGCGGGCCGGATCCAAAATAATCGAGGAAGGTTAGCGCCAGTCCTGGAGCTGCCGCGCCATCTCGTCCCGCCGGCGGTTCACCACTTTCGCGTACCGCATCGTATTGCGAATGTCCGCGTGGCCCACCCAGTCCTGCACCATCTCCACGTTCTGCCCTTTCGCGAGCAGGTGAGTACAGCAAGAGTGCTTCAGGACATGGAAGTGGCGGAGCTTGGGTGGGATCCCCGCGGCGGCGCCGTACCCGCGGATGAGCTTGTGGAGCATCTTGCGCCCGATCGGCCGAT